CCTGGCTCGCTTCTATGGAGAAGCGTGGACCGGAGGGATGGACAGCATGAGCGACGTAAAACGTCAGCTTGTAAAGTTCCACACGACCATTTGCATCCCAGACGGGATGAGTAACGAGCAGAAAGCTCGGGACAAGGCCGTGGCGATTCTCCTGACTGATAAGAATACACCAATTCTTGGAGAGTTCGCAAAGAAGGTGAGTACCGTCAGAGTTAAGAAGACGGTACATAATCATGATCAAGATTTCCGCCTAGTCTCACACTGGGCGAAGTTCGAGAAAGAAGACCAGTTCCCCAACGAATATGGAAACTGGATGGAGGATGTAATCGCGGCACAGATGCCCGATTTTGATCATGAAGTATTCAAGACATGGTTGCGCAGCGGCGACCCAATGAGACCTCCTCAGTGTCTTGACATCACCCCGGAATTTTACACCCCGGAAGTAACCTGCATCATTAACGACGATGTAGCCGAGGGTACTGGAATCAAACCCAGCAAAGCTAAACAAGCTTCGCCTGAAGTCAAGAAGACTCAGACAAAGAAGCAAGCCTCGCCTGAGATAAAACAGGTTCAACAAAGAAAGACGGTAAGGTCCACGCAATTTAACAAAGTTAAGCAAATTGTGAAACCGTCTAAGGGTAATAATCAGTCGAAGAAACAACAACAACCCACAGAAGAAAATGTCAGCAAGACAGAGGAAATCGCAAGCGTTCTTCCAACGAAACAGAAGAAACGCGGGTACTACTGCCCCAAAACGCGGCGGGTCGTCTACAAGACCCAGAAGCCAAAGACCTCAACTGACAAGTCTGGACAGACAAACAAATAGCTATGCTCAACTGCTGGCTAATCCATGTACTGGAAACATGGCACAACCTCTTTACGGAGCATCGGAAGGAGGTTACATGGCAAGAACTACGAGAGTTGTAGAAATAGAGACTAGTAACTCGTACACCCATGGCTATGTAGTTTGGTTTCCCGATTATATTGGGATATCAGGCAGCGCGTCTTCCACTACACAACGAAATGGATCTTTGTTTATCTTCCAGGCTGTAACTGCTGGTACCAATCCACTTAACACAATCGCCAATCCTTTAGGACAAGGCGGTGCTACACAGTCCGCTACAGGTCAGTTCATTAATGATCCCATGCTTCCTATTGCTAGTGGAAGTTTGGTACAAGATTGTCGTACTGCGGCAGCTTGTGCTAAATTTTCCTACACAGGACGTAATGATGCACTGGCCGGACGTGTTGGATACCTGAACAATGTTCCTCGTGAGGCACTACTCACGGGGGATTCTGGATTACCACCGGATGTCAACAATTTGATTTTGTATTCTGATACTGTTGGCAGATGTCCGATGGATACACTCGAGAACAAGTTTCGCCCGAGTTCTGCTAGTCAATACTACAGGACTACGGGAACTGTTGCGAGTGATGGTCCGGATTTGGGTACGGATTGCTGCTATTTGGCAGGAATCCCTGGTACAAGTATAACCGAAGTAGCAAGCGGTATTTCTTCTGGTTCCAGCAATGGAATAGGGTTCATTTGGAGCGGTGTTGCACCTGATTCAACTATCGCATTGGAGTTCTTGAAGGTCGTCGAATGGCGTCCTGATATGGCTTCAACTCTGGTAGCACCTCCACCGACTAGTTCAGCCGACGGAACTAATGTCGTGTCGAGGGCTATTGCCTTCCTGGATCACAAGCATCCTGGGTGGCAGCGGAAAGCAATGCATGCGGCATCTAGTATGGCAGCACGTGTTGCTCAACTCGCTTTCTCCGGTCCTGCTAATTTAGCGATTAGGGCCGGTGTCCAAATGATATCTGGTTAAATGTCATGTTTCTCAAACTCTTCTTCCGTAGTTCAACGGAGGGTCCTGAATATGTCACCTTTCATATTCAAACTTATTATGTAAAACAACAAG